CCGCATTTTTATCCGTAACCAAAGATCACCAAGAGTCAACACACGTTTTCTCCGAAGTTTTCAAAAGTTACTCGATAAAAATGTCAATATCCGTGAGCTCTCAACGTATGGCAGCAGCCTCGCTATACAACAATGGAGACAAGGATATAGTGGATCAAATAAAGAACATGAAGACTGCAGCCCTGTTCCGCGAGGAAAGTCAAATGGATGGATTGTTCGACTACTACGTAGAAGATGACATCCGAGATTTTTTAAGCGAACGAGGTATTAATTTTAGTGTACATTCTTTTAGGAGTCACGCGCATCCGATATCAAAGATTTTAGAGAATTACATTCTTTATGTGTTAGCCCCTAATTACATGCGGGAGAAAGTGTTAATAGTTAGCTGTAAGGAGAGCAAGGTAAGATTATTAAAGCTGAAGCACAAGAAGCTCGAAAAGAGCTGCGAGGTCTATAATAGAATAGTTCATGCAAAGGATCACTTTCGTTATGACCTTGCAGAAAGAAGCAGGTGTATTCAGCTAAATAAAAATTTCATCAGAGCAGAAAGGGATTGTGAAGACATCTTTATACATGATGAAGTTCAGTATTGGAGCCTCAACGAGATGCAGGAGTTCCTAGGGTCACTAAAGAAATGTACGCGGGTGGTTTACAGCATTGTGTACCCGGCCGAGTTGGATTGTGGTTTCCATGCAAGCATATTCCCAGAAGCTTACGATTTCGAAGTCAAAGGGGATTACTTCGTATGGTACCCAGATGGTAAATCTGAAGGGGCGTATTCGCAACCGGTTAATAAATGGTTGCTAAGTACAAGCAGGACCATGGATTCGGAGGACAGGGTGTGGACGATAACAAAGCTCAATTCAATAGGGGCTCACCATCTATTTGCTTGCACCCTTGGTGGAACGATCAGTGAGGAGTGTTACGAGTACAGTGACTCAACTGTGATGCATCCTCTAAAAAGTCTTTCTGGGCTAAGAAACTACAGGGATTTCAGATTGCGAACCAGAATGATTAGACCTGTGTTGCTGTATCTGATGGCTCTGCGCAAACCGGACCCCGAATCGGCTGTGGCGAAATTGCGCATGCTTTCACATAAAAGTGAATCGATGCGAGAGGCGCTGTTCGTGGCACAATTGGCGAAGCAAATAAGGGATACATCCCTGTATGACCGAATGGGGAATTTCGATTTGAAGAAGGCCATCAAAATCTGTGTGTCCAGCTGGATCGGGGATGAGTTGACCTATGTGTTTGATCGGGATGAGTTCAATGCATCAAGTTTGGAGAAGTTCATAGCCGGGTGCGACAATGTGCGTGTGAAGATACATAGGGTTTTTAGGGATCGTGTGGTGATGGTGCATCCGGTGGTGATGAGTGATCTGGAATGGCACTCCGACGGTAGCTGGGAAATCGCTTATATAGCCAACCTGATCAGCATGGATCATCCCAGAGAGGCATACGAAATGGCTGGTGCTGACGTTATAGAGGCAAGAACCGCTGTGCCAATTACGAGGGTGCTGAGGGCGCAGGAAATGGTGAGTGAGTTGAGCAAGAGAGAGGATGTGCGCATCAATCGAAGAACCTACATTGTGAGGGTCGCAGATCTGTGGAAGCTGAGCCTGTATTTGATCAAGATCAACTCTGTGGAGTACATGACGTCTAGAGCCATAGGTTACAACTGGAAACCGGCTGACTTGAGATGCGGTTACATCGATTCGGAGGTATACGCAGATATCCTCTTTGGGGTCAGGCCCACACTCAGCAAGGCGGAAAAGAATGAGGTGGTCGAATGCGCAGACAAAGCCTGTTCATGTGGGAAGTGTACCATGCTGCAGGTAGAGCTCGATAACGCTGATCAAGAGGAGCTCCTAAAGATGCCTTTGAACGACAAGCTGAAAAATAGGAGCTGTGCTTTCTACAGTAGACGCTCGAAAGAGTACAAGTATGTCGGGGGTTCACACCAATCCAGGGGTTGGTCCGGTTTGTTGGATAGGGTAAGAGCCGCGCTGAAGCTTGACGACACCTATGATCATTGCCTGGTACAGAAGTACGCCCAAGATGGTCAAATCGGTTACCATGCGGATGATGAACTATGCTACCTACCAGGCGTGAGCGTCGTCACTTTGAATTTGGGGGGCACATGCATTTTCTCTGTTAAGTGCGCAGATGGCAGGGAGCAAGACAATGAGCTGCAGGGGCTTATGGCATTGAAAATGGGACCTGGGTGTCAACAGGATCATAAGCACAAGGTGTCGAAGTGCTCTGAGGGTAGGATGTCTCTGACCTTCCGTAACTGCACGGTCGACATGTCAAAGGATGACTCTGACGATAGTGACTACGAAGAGACCAAGGTGGACAGCGAGGATATACTTGGCCGGTTGGAAAGGGACAAAGACTTCATATGTTCCCTGAAGTGCATAGCTGATCACATGCACATGGACATACCAACATGCAGTGCGTTAATTGCTGGCAAGAATCCCCAGGTGTTGAATGAAATAGGAAGAGGTGGCATCACTCTAGCTACCCTGTTAGGCGTGTGCAAAACTTTGAACATCGATACCGTGGTGTACGGCAAAGGGAGCGTGGCTGTGAGAGGGAGTTACAAAAGACTCTATGTGAAGGTCGAAGAGGGGCATCTTGAAGCCGGCTCGGAGGTGCCATATGCTTGCACCATTGATGCGGCGATGAGTCTAAACCCTAACATGAGTTCTTGTTCGTTCAAATTGGACTCAAAGAAAGCTAGAACACTCATGGAGAGTTTCCAGGAAGGGTACACAGGGGTAATGCTGAATAGGTTCAAGAAGGGGAAGCACACACCTCAGGAATGGGAGGAGCGAGTCGTGCCCGTTTGGGTCTCATTGGGCTTTGCTGGTTCTGGAAAAAGTCACTACGTGCAGAGCGTGCTGAAGAATTGCGAGGTGGAGGACGTACTGGTGGTGAGCCCCAGGAAGAACCTTGCTATGGACTGGTCTGGGAAGATCAGAAAGGGGCACAAAGTGGTGACACTTGAACAGGCACTGAGCAAGAATTTCACTTCATACAAGACCGTCGTGGTTGATGAAGTAAGCTTATTCCCTCCTGGATACCTCGATCTGCTGTGCTACATGACCAGGGCGGAAAGGCTGATCATCATGGGCGACCCTTTGCAGTGCGGTTACTACAATCAAGATGATGAGATTGTGTTGGAGCCCATCAGAGAAGACGTGTTCAAGCGTTTGTGGGGTAAAAAGACTTATCTCATGTACTCCCACAGGCTCAAACCTGGCAAGCTGTTTGATATAGAGTGTTACGGTGAAGGGGTGTTGGCTCAACCAAACGAAGAGCGGCCCGTGATATGTGCCAGTAGAAAGGCCAAAGAGGCTAACAAGAATGGTTACACCGTCAGTGAGACTCAAGGGCTAACTTTCAAGTTTGCTGTGGTGCAACTAGACCGTGATTGGGCTCTCAAGGATGATGGGGACGTAGTGGTGGCCTTCAGCAGATGCAGAGGTGATGTTCAGCTGAGAGTGAGCGAACCGGACAAGAAGTATCTCACGATCAACGCTAAATCGGGCATGCTAAAGAAGTTTCTGGTGGGTGAGCGGATAAGTAGGGTGGATCTCTGTGAAGCAGTGAGAAAGCGGCTGGACGATGTGGTCTTTGCTTTTTCGGAAGAGCGCTTGGCCAATTCCAACGAATTTGAGGAACGGTTGGCCGGGGACCCATATCTGAAGAGCCTGATGAACATCCTAGAGGAGATCGAGGCCGAGGAGATCGAGTTACCGGAGGTGAGTGCACCAGAGCCTATGAGGACACACCTGCCATTGAGCACACATTCGAACGAACTGGACGCGTTTGAGTTGAAGGCGAAAGAGCAAAGGGAGGCATTCACCAACTTTGGATTGACAGATCAGATTGATGATAAAGGTTACAGGGATGCTCCGGGGCCGCACACCCACAAGGCACTATACTTGAGGCATGAGAGTAGTGATGATGCAACCTTCATGATGTCCGTAAAGAAAAGGTTGAGGTTCCGTGACATGGAGGCGAACACAAGGCGGTATCAACAGTGTGAGGGCATCGGACCGCAGTTATTCAGGGAGCTGAAGAAGACGTACAGGTGGATGCAGCCGTCTAGCCTGCCGAGCCTGGAACATTGCGATATGGATTTCCTGAAGAAGCGGATGAAGAAGAGTGCAAAGCTGATAGAAAGGCACGCATACAGGAGCAGTCCGGACTGGCCGAGCAGCTATCTCAAGGTGTTTCTCAAGAATCAGACATGCACCAAGCTGGAAAAGCGGGGAGTGGATGCAAAGGCGGGACAAACCATAGCCTGTTTCTGTCATTCAGTGTTATGCAGATTTGGACCCAAGTTGAGACAAACAGAAAAAGCACTGAAATCCATGCTGCCTGCCAATGTGATGATTTACAGTCAGAAGAACTACTCGGATTTAGACAAATGGTGCAAGAATTTTGTGAATGATTTCCGAGGCACTGATTCGGATTATGAGGCCTTTGATAGAAGCCAAGATGAGAAGATTCTGAGGCTAGAAGTGGAAGTGCTCAAATTCTTCCTCTGGGAGGATGAATTAATTGAGGAGTATGTGACCCTAAAACTGATGATGGGTTGCAGTTTGGGTAACTTGGCCATTATGAGGTTCAGTGGGGAGTTCGGGACGTTCTTCTTCAATACCATTGCTAACATGGCCTTTACCTGCATGCGCTACCAGATGAGCTACAACACGCCGGTGTGCTTTGCCGGAGATGATATGTACAGTCCTGGATACTTGGCGCAGCGACATGATTTTGATGAAACACTGGACAAGCTTGAGCTGAAAGCAAAGGTGAACTATGGGGACAAGCCCCTATTTTGCGGATGGCGGATGAGTCCCTTCGGGATCGTGAAGGAGCCGAATCTCATTTTGGACAGGTGGAAAATGGCAGTTGGCCGAGGCGATCTGGAGAACTGCATGGTGAACTACGCAATCGAGGCGGTCTATGGCTACAGGTTAAGTGAGCACCTGTTCGAACTGAATATCGACATCGATGCACAACAGGAGTTGACACGGTTGATCGTGCAGGTTAAGGATCGCTTACCTCCTAAGATTGCCAATCTGTTTTCTAGAGATTCGACGGAGAGCTGGAGCGACGGTGAGAAGGACGCTATTGAATGCACCCCGGAGGGGGAACTGATCTCGTCATGATCTGGTTGGTGGGGCTGATAGGTATAGTCTTAGTTTGCAAGTCAGTACTAGGTATAGTGTTGTACAGTTGTTGTGAGTATTGATAGTTAGTCTGTATTTGTGTGTGCTAGGTGTGGGAATAATGCTTGGTTGCCTCGACGATGGTTTACCCGCATGCGCTCTCGTTCTCAGTTGGCAGGGAGGTACAGATTGAGTCCGAGAAGATCGAAAAAGCACTGCTCTTGTTGTATTCCTTGGGTTACGATTTGGACACCATACTGTTGACAAGAGAGCAAGATTCGGACGCTAGGCTCGAGATTCGGAGCGCGTGGCTGAGCGCAGGCCTACCCTGCTGTCTGCTAGGGACGTTGGGTCGTACAGAGTTTGTAAGGTTGGGCGAGAGGTCGGAAAGAGAGGTGGCGCTTGAGCTTCTGAATTGCTTAAGTCTCGACTACCCGTTGCTACCGTTGGATTGCACGAGGTTGGAAGGGCCAGTGAAAGTGGTGAGCAAAAACGGTCAGTTAAGTTGCACCTGGGGACTCAATAAGAGAGAGACAGTCTACGGACGAGGTAGTGTGGCTAGCGACCATTTGTTCAAGAAAGGGTTTGCGGCGAGGATAGCAGTCGAGTCATGGGTGACGAGGTGAAGGCTTTGAAGGTTAAGAAGAGCACCACGAACGCAAAGGATCTACAGGCACAGATACACAGAGCTGATGTGTATGATGAGGGGTTGCTTGAACGCCTGTTTCCAAAAAGGACGAGGAAATGCGTGGTTCACAGAGACATAGTGGTGGATTCAGGCGAGGTGGATTGTGTGCTAGATCTGATGGACGATGAGGGTCTGGATGGCGTGGATGAGGAGGAATTCCCCTTGTTTCACATGGGATGCTTGGTGGTGGCTGTGATGCCGCACGGGCGCAAGCTGAATGGTGATCTCCAGATAGAGGTGCATGACTGCAGGCTGGTTGAAGGCAAATCAAAGGTTGGGGCGTTCAAATGCGACATAACCAAACAGCTCAGCGCTTTCGCTGAGTTCCCCGGTTATTTCATAAGCACCCAGGATCTTAAGAAGGGTTACAGTCTGCAGCTGGCGTTGAGGGCTACAGGGTTGGATTTCAAGGACGGTACGCACCCTTTCAGTGTGCAGTTACTCACAATTGGGCGCTTCTGTGGAGAGGATCTGGAGTCTCGGTGCGCTATAGGAGGGGCTGGCAAGAGTGCCTATCAATGCCTTCTGAATACAACCAAGGAGCAAGGCGATAACTTCACTCCGCTCATACCAAGGCAAGTTGACATACGAGAGGTTGATCATACGCTGGTTAAGTCTGACGTGTTTGAAACAATAAAGAGACTTGGACTGCGGACGAATGGAAAACTTGTCGCGGAATCAAAGGTTGAGGGAGACAATCAAGACGCTGGTGCTGGCGGACGCCGAGCCGGTGGAAAAACCTGATGATGCGGGGTATGACCCAGGGATGTACCTTAGGACGCTCTTCGGGTACATAGCTCTGGTTGGCACTAGTAAGAAGGCGCAGCATTACGGGGTGGTGGATATAATAGGCCCTAAGTCTAATAGGAATAACGTAGATTCTAGGGGAAAAATAAACGTAAGCGAGAAGGTGGCGAGTATAATGGCTCTCAGTAGAGCAGTGAGTGAAGGACCGTTGGTGGGCGCGACTCTGCGGCAGATGTGTGAACCGTTCGCACAAGAAGCTTACGAGATGCTGGCTAAGATGGCTGAGATGGGGCTGTATTCTCAACTGGCACGAAAGATGGCTAGGCTTGGTAACAAGGAGCCTCAAGTGATGTTTGACTTTGCATCCGGTCTGGATATAAGTCGTTTAACATTGCAAGAGGCTACTGTTATTCAGGCTATGCATTCTCGCCTCTTTCGTACTGAAGGTGCTAAAGGAGTATTCAACGCCCAGTCGTCGGTTGGAGAGCAGGCAGTTGAAATATAGATGGATGACCCATCATTTCTCGCAGGTAGGAGTAGTTATGCTAAGAAGCGTAGGGCTAAGCGTATGAATGTATGTAAGTGTGGTGCTATAATGCACAATAACCCTGACTGTAGGAAGAAAGCCATATCAGGACACAAGATCGACAGGCTAGAGTTCGTGAAACGGGGAAGAGTAACCCTCTCGGGTGAGACTCCCGTATATCGGACTTGGGTTCGGTGGGTCGAGTGTGAGTACGGCATAGTGGTGATTCCTTCCGACGAGTCAGATGGGGAATAAACTAATAAATAAAAATAAGCGCGCGATAGTGGAACTAACTTAAAGTGGGAAGCGAGCGCAATTTCCATAAGTAGAGG